TATCATTAGTATTCGCTATTTGTAATACCAGGTTGGATTTGGTAGAATATAGTCGAACCAAATAAAGGGGGGTAACACATGAAAGCGTTAGTCGCCTGTGAGGAATCCCAGGCTGTCACCATCGAGCTGCGCAAGTTGGGAGTAGAAGCATATTCCTGTGATATCCAGGAATGTTCCGGTGGGCATCCAGAGTGGCATATACAAGGTGACGTGCTGGAAATCCTCGAGCCAGAGGCGCACTATATGCCGATTTCGGAAGATGCGGAGGAAGATCTTTGCATAGTGTTTCATACGATGGACGGACACATGCACTTTGTCGATTGGTGGGATTTAATCATAGCACACCCGCCTTGCACATATTTAACGCTTGCTGGGAACAAATGGTTTAAGCCGGAATTTGAAACTAGATTTCCGGGAAGGAAAGGGCAAAGACAAGAGGCTATTGAATTTTTCATGCATTTTGTTAATGCACTTTGCGAACACGTTGCTATTGAAAATCCCGTTGGCGTAATGTCGAGTCAGTATAGAAAACCGGATCAGTACATTGAGCCGTATTATTTTGGAGATGCAGAAAAGAAAAAGACTGGGTTGTGGCTGAAAGGACTTCCAAAACTTGAGCCAACTAACATGGTTGAACCAGTGATTATTCATTGTGCTTCCGGCGCAAACGAGCCGCGATGGCACATGGAAACGATGAAACTTCCAAAAGAAGAGCGTTCAAGAATGAGAAGCAAAACATTCCCCGGTATTGCCCACGCCATGGCTACCCAATGGGTATCTTATATTAGAGAAACGGAGGGACTCCAATGACTACATTATCCTACATTCTCATCATCATCGGCGCCTGGACCCTCTCCAGGACATTCATTAAAATAGTGGAGGTGTTAGATAATGCCAAGATGGACGGAGGTGTGAACGATGCGGTTGATTGATGCGGATGCACTGATTAAATCATGCCAAGATGAAAAAGGTTTATATTTCAGTTATGAAGCCGCTGTATCAGCGAACACAGTAGACTACGCTCCCACCGTGGACGCTGTGCCTGTGGTGCGGTGTAGAGATTGTAAGTATTATCTGCACTCCAACGAAAAGTGCGAACTCATAGACACTCGCTTGCATTTCTACGAAACGAGAAATAGGTGGACGGATGACGATTTCTGTGCGTGGGGTGAGCGCAAAGGAGGGACGAGTAATGCCAAATAAAGATCGTCTGCGTACTTGCCCCTACAACGCAGAGGTGCAATGCGCTTGTACCCTGGATCGTAACTGCTACCTATGCGGATGGCATCCCTATTGCCACGAGCGCCGTGTAAAGAACCTGCGCCTGCTGGCCCAGTACGGTTTACTCCGAAAGAAGGTGCTGCGTAATGTATGAAAAGCTGTGCGCCATCCTGGATGCGCTCCAGGCGCGCGGGATCACCTGCCGTGCAGAATGTACCTATTGCTCCGGTGTTTGGGAGATTGTCTGTGCTGTGCCGTTTGACATAGGCGTGAAGTTCATTCGATATCCGCTGTCCTATTCCTTTATAGATAATTCCACATCGGAGTATCTGGTTTCCCATGTGCTAAAGGAGGTGCTCGCGTAATGTCCCGCTACACAAAATTTTCCTTCCCTATTTCAGCATATCAGCCCCAGGCGCTCCAGGAGGGCTACAGTGAGAAGGAATTGCGGAGGGAATATTCCCGCCTCCGTTCCGTGGCCCGCAAGCGCCTGGAGCGCTTTGAGGGGTCGGAGTTCGAGGAGTCCAATGTATACCGCTATAATAAGGGGAAATACGTTCCACTGTCCCAGGTATCAAACAAGGGTGAGTTGGTCCACCTTCTTTCTGATGTGGCCCGCTTTCTGACCGCTGAGGCGGGCAGCGTGACCGGACAACGTGCGATCCGTGATAAGGCCATAGCAACATGGCATGATAAGGGGTATACCTGGCTGAATAAATCCAACTATGCGGCCTTTGCCCGCTTCCTGGAGTTTTCCCGTGAGTTTGTGGGACAGCCGTACCTGGAGAAAGCCGCGGAGCTATTCCGGCGTGCAGATGACCAGGGCGTTTCGGTGGAGCAGATCAAGAGCAATTTTGAATGGTACTGGAAAAACTTTGATCCAGATTCGTCAGAGATGCCGACACCGCCCAGGAAGCGAGGCCGCAACAATGGCAGAAAGCGTAATCGTTAGGCCGGAGCAATTCGACTTTGGTTGGCTGAATGAGATACCGGCTCAGAAAAAGAAGCGCGGCAACAGCGGCAGCAGGCAGACCCGGACCTATAAGGATATCATCACCGCCTTTGATATTGAAACATCCCCCATACCGGGAGTGGAGCAAGCAGCCATGTATATCTGGCAATGGCAATTCGGACTTGAATACACAGTGATGGGCCGTACCTGGGACGAGTGGCGTGGCTTCGTTGGTGCGCTTCTTCGGTTCATACCGGAGGATCAGAGCCTGGTGATCCTGGTGCATAATCTGTCTTACGAGTTCCAATTCCTCCGGACCGTCTACGATTTCAAGCCTGAGGAGGTCTTTGCCGTCAAATCTCGCAAGGTGCTAAAATGCACCATGTATGATAAGCGTCTTGAATACCGTTGCACCTATCTGCACAGCAACATGAGCCTTGCCCAGTATACCAAGAAAATGCGGGTGGAGCATCAGAAACTGGATGGAGAGGAATTCGATTATTCAAAAGTCCGTTATCCCTGGACCCCATTGTCAGACCGCGAGCTGCAATATTGTCAAAACGATGTGCTGGGCCTGGTGGAGGCGTACAAGGCAGAAATGGACCGGGATCATGACAACCTACAGACCATTCCGTTGACTTCTACCGGCTATGTCCGGCGAGATGCGAAAAGGGCCATGCGGATGGCGGGCCGAAAGATGGTCCGCGATTCCCAGCCGGACCTGGAAACATATCGGATGCTGCGTGAAGCATTCCGTGGAGGAAACACCCACGCTAACCGGTATTTCTCCGGTAAGATCCTCCGCAATGTGTCCAGCGCAGACCGGTCCAGCAGCTACCCGGATGTTTTGTGCAATTGTAAATTCCCCATGGGGCGATTCCGTGAGCTGGAGGACCCCACGCTGCACATGATCGAGCGATTGATCCGTCAAAGACGGGCGGTCCTGTTCCGCTTCGCTGTCTGGGGCATCACAATGCGGGATCCTTTTGACGGTTTCCCCTATCTGTCACGGGCCAAATGCCGGGAAGTGATCGGTGCCTGTTATGATAACGGCAGAATCTTGTCCGCTGAATATCTGGAAACCACCGTCACAGATGTGGATTTTGGTATCATACGGGATCAATACCAATGGGACGATATACAGATACTGGAGGCCCGTTATACCTGGTATGGATATCTGCCACGGCCCTTGGTATTAACCACTGTCGAATACTATACCAATAAAACCCGGCTGAAGGGCGTGGAGGGACAGGAGCAGTTTTATGAGAAAAGCAAAAACCTGCTTAATTCCCTGTACGGCATGATGGCCCAGGACCCGGTAAAGCAGACCATAGACTTCATCGCAGACGATCCCCAACAATTCGTGGAGCGTACGGATGATATCGGGGAGCTGTTGGATAAGCATTCCAAACGGGCGTTTCTCTGCTACCAGTGGGGTGTATGGATCACGGCTTGGGCACGGTTACGGCTACAAGAGGGCTTGAATCTTGCGGGCCATAATGGGGTCTACTGTGATACCGATTCTGTTAAGTATATCGGCCTGGTAGATTGGAGCGGCTACAATGCCAAGCGCATGAAGGATAGCACCGCTTCCGGCGCGCACGCGACAGATCCCAAGGGTATAGAGCATTACATGGGAGTGTTTGAAGCGGAAGAACCTTATAGCAGATTCGTGACGCTGGGCGCTAAGAAGTATTCCTATACGTTTGATGAGGGATATCTGCCGGAGCTGGATCTATACACGCAATCAGCTTGTCACGCCACAATCTCCGGCGTATCCAAGAAATGGGGCGGCCCGGAGTTGGACGAGGCCGGCGGCCTGGAAGCATTCAAAGAGGGATTCATTTTTACAAAGGCCGGTGGCACCGAAAGCATCTACAACGATCACCCGCCCATGGATCACATGATGATAGACGGGCACCGTCTGGAAATTGGCCCCAATATTTATATCAAGCCCAGCACCTACACCCTGGGCATAACCGCTGACTATGAGCGCATACTTGCCAACCCCATGTTGTTCATGGAAATGAAACACCGATTAACCGATTAGACCGGGCCGCCATACCCGACTAATATAAATTTTGAAGAAATGAGGTACAGAATTATGGCAAAGATGAACAGAACCAAGAAGGAGAACCAGGCCCCGGAGCGTATGCAGCACATTTATAGTGTGCGGCGGGCCAAGGAGTTCAAGGACGGCGGGGTCGTCTTTGATCTGAATGTGGATGATATCACCATCTACGGGTGCAGGATCATCCAGGGCAAGAAGGGTGACTTTGTGGCCTTCCCCCAGCGCAAGGGCAAGGACGGCAACTATTATTCCCATGTCTACCTTGCCCTAGATGAGGATGAAACCGAGGAGATTCTGGAGAAGGTCGGCAAGGTCCTGGCAGATGACTAAGGGGAGGGCCGAAAGGCCCTTCTCTTTTATAAGGGAGGTGTGAATGATGAAAGAGTACATCGAGCGAGAAGCGGCGCTTGCGTATAAACAACCGATAGGCGCATACGGAATGTACATATCGTCCGATGATATCAAATCCATCCCCGCCGCCGATGTGGTGGAGTTAAAACACGCCACATGGTTGATACATGGCTTTTCCTGTCCCTGCTCTAATTGTGGGTACGATTTGGGATATGCCGGAACTCCCCTGGAGCCGACCCTTGCTTTCTTCAAATATTGCCCCAACTGCGGCGCCAAGATGGACGGAGGTGACAATCCATGAACCTATATACCACGGACGGCTGGCTTGATATTCCCTCAATCCTTGCCTGCGGTTTGCCCTTCATTTTCTGTGTTGGAGGCCGTGGCACCGGCAAAACGTACGGCGCATTGCGGATGGCCCGGGAGCGATCCGTGACGGAGGGTCGGCGCTTTATGTTGCTGCGCCGCTTGCAGTCCCAGGTGGATCTTGTGAACAAACCGGAATACAGTCCATTCAAGTCCATAGACCGTGATAATGGCTATTTAACGGCCTCCAGGCCCCTGTCAAAGTATACGGCGGGATTCTATGAGGCGGACCGCGGCGAGGATGGAAACGCGATCCCCAAAGGACCATGTATCGGTTACACGGCGGCGCTGTCTACCATCTCCAATATGCGCGGTTTTGATGCTTCCGATGTGGATTTGATCGTCTATGATGAGTTCATCCCGGAAAGCCACGAGCGCCCGTTGAAGGATGAGGCGGCGGCCCTGTTCAATGCTTACGAAACCGTCAATAGAAATAGAGAATTGAACGGCAGGCCACCGGCACAGCTGCTATGCCTTGCCAATGCTAACGACTTGGGAAACCCCGTCTTTCTGTCCCTGGGCCTGGTAAACCGGGCCGAGCGTATGCGGGAACGCGGGCAGGAGATCTGGACGGATCCCGTCCGGGGTATCTGTCTGATCATCCTCCGAAAGTCTCCCATTGGAGAGCGCAAGCGCAACACGGCACTATATCGGCTTACAGGCGGTACCGAGTTTTCGGAAATGTCTCTGGACAACAGTTTTTCCGGCGAGGAACGCGGAGCGATACATACTATGCCGCTGAAAGAATACAGGCCGCTGGTGCAGGTGGGTGAAATCTGTGTATACCGGCATAAGGCGGAGAATGGTTGCTATTATGTGACCACACATAAAACAGGATCCCCGCCCAGCTTTGGCGCAGGACCAACTGATTTGCGCAGATTCCGTATTGCATATCAGTGGTTATATCAGCAGTATATGCTGCGGCATATCACATTTGAACAGTATTCCTGTGAAATATTGTTTAAAAAATATTTTTCTTGACATAATGTGACAATTTTCATATTATGTAAATGAGAACAGAGGTCGCACAAGGACAGCCCCGGAAGGGTGTGCAGGCGCCGGTCCAGCGCATGACGCCTCTGTTCTTACCATATCACCCTATAGGAGGGGAGGTGGTGAAAATGAAAGTGTATTGTGTAGTTGTCGGTGCTGCCATTCTGCTGGATATCATTTCCGGCCTGCTGAAAGCAAGCTATCAGAAGAATTTCAAGTCGCGCCGTATGCGTGATGGTCTATACCACAAATTCGGGGAAATCCTGGTGCTGGCGCTCCTCTGGGGTGTGGAGTACGGAAGTCCCCTGGTTGGTGTGGAAACCGGACTTCCGCTTTTCAAAGCAGGGTGCGGTTATGTGATTCTTATGGAGATCGGCAGCATCATCGAAAATCTCCGGGCGTTCACGCCGGGAATTGACAACATTATTCACAAGACAGGAAAGGAGGAAGAGAAATGATCAGTAGAAATGCGGACTATTCAATCCAGCGCTTGCGTGGACTGTCCACGGACACCAAGCCAACCGATACTCCCAACGGCAGCGAGTTCCGTGAAATGGACACCGGCAAAGATTTTATGTATGATGCGGCCTCCGGTGCTTGGAAGGAGCAGCCTACAAGCGGCGCCAGTGGCGGCGGTGGCGGAGGCGTTTTTGTAGTTACAAAATCGAATGGGGCGCTCGATAAAACGTATGCCGAAATTGACGCGGCGTATGAAGCAAATCAAATTGTCATGTTGAAGTCTTTGTATAATGACACTCCGTTTGCAAGTTATCTTATCAGTTTTGTGCATGACGATATTGCGGGGAAATATGTAGTTACGTTTTCCCATACCGGTGGGGACTATGATGATATGTATGCGGCAGATACTGAAAACGGTACGCTCACGCCGTATTCTGGCGAATAATATGGGAGAATTGATATGTATAAGATCTTTTTGTCACCGTCCAGACAGTGGGAGAACACCTATTCGGGTGTAAACACCAATGAAGGTGAACAGATGGGCCGTGTGGCGGAATATGCAGAAAAGGCGCTGAAACGCTGCGGCTTTGATGTCCTGCGGGTACATGATGCGCCCATGTCTGAGAAGGTGAAAGCGGCAGACCAGTTTGGTGCGGATCTGTATGTGCCCATTCATTCCAACGCATATAACAACAAAGTGACAGGAACACGCCTGTTTTGCAGCACCAAAGGCGGGAGGGGATGGAAAGCCTGTCACGCGATCTTTGATCACCTGGCACCGCTCACGCCCGGCACAAGCGAAAATATCAAGCTCAATCCCGGCCTGTATGAAGTGCGGACGCCCAAGGCGCCAACGGCCTATATTGAGACGGAGTTTCACGATGTGCCGGAGATGGCCCACTGGATCGTGGACCATGTGGAGGAAATTGCCGAGGCGATCACCCACGGTATTTGCGATTACTTCGGCGTGCCTTATGTGACGCCAAACGGTGACGCGCATGGAGAGCTCTATCGGGTACAGGTTGGGTCCTTCAATAATCGGGAATATGCCGAAAAATTTTTGAAAACTGTTCGAGAAGATTTCCCGGATGCTTTTATTGTAACTGTGGATATGTAAGGAGGTAATACAATGACTTTTGAAGAATTGATTAAGCTGCTCGATGCCGGTTTTACGAAAGCCGAGATCATGGCGCTGAATGGAACCCCGGCACCCGCTCCCCAGCCGGATCCGGAACCCGAACCGGCACCCGCTCCCCAGCCGGATCCGGAACCCGAACCGGCACCCGCTCCCCAGAATGACCAGGCGGCGATCCTTGCCAAGCTGGAGGAGCTGAACCAGACCATTATCAGATCCAATATCAACAACAGCAGACAGCCGGAGACGGAAAGCGTGGATGATATCCTTGCCACCATCATCCGGCCCACATTTAAAAATAAGGAGGAAAAGTAAATGCCTACCAATGAGATGACCTTTAACCAGGTGGCGGCGGTACTGAACGTAGTACAGCAGCAGGCCACCGGGCAGGCGGCGATTGCCGCCACCAATACCGCCGACTTTGTGACGGCGGCACAGACTACCCTCAAGACCGGCTACGATCCTGTGATGAATGCCATCTCCCAGGTGCTTTCCAGGACCATTTTCAGCGTGCGGCCCTATGAGCGCAAGTTCGGCCTGGTGGAAGTGAGCGAGAGCGCTTATGGAAACCATATCCGTAAGCTCCAGATCGCGGACAAGCCCATTTCAGAGGATGACCGTTACAAGTGGCCTGTGGCCTATGATGCCACTAAGAACCCGGCAGACGGTGACGGGGAGAGCGTGGATCAGCAGAAGATCTGCAAGCCCAAGATTTTGCAAACCAATTTCTACGGTCAGAACGTGTGGCAGGACTGCTACACCCTTTTCAGAGACCAGCTTGACAACGCCTTTACCGGCCCGGAGCAGTTCGGCGGTTTTGTTTCCATGGTGGTCCAGAATATGACCGATAAGCTGGAGCAGGTCCGTGAGAATATGGGCCGGGCCGCCGTCGCTAACTTTATCGGCGGCATTATTGACGAGGCGGACCCGCTGCGCGTGGTCCACCTGCTGACCGAGTACAACACGGAAACCGGCCTGAGTCTGACCGCCGAAACGGTGATGCAGCCCGCCAACTATCGGGCCTTTGTTCAGTGGGCCTATGCTCGCATTCTGACCATTTCCGACATGATGACCGAGCGCACACAGCTCTATCAGACGGTTGTAAATGGCCTGCCTGTCATGCGCCATACGCCCAAGGCAGACCAGAAGATGATGGTTTATGCAAAGGCCAGCAACCAGATGACCACCATGGCGGTGGCCGACACCTTCCATTCCGAGCTGCTGCGCCTGGGTGCATATGAAACTGTCAATTTCTGGCAGAGTGTGAGAACCCCCGGCGCGATCAACGTGACCCCTGGCAGAATCGGAAGCAATGGCACCGTGGTTACCGGCGATCCGGTTAACCAGGACAATGTGTTTGCCGTGATCTTTGACCGGGAGGCCCTGGGCTATGCCACTACCCAGCAGTGGGCCGCACCGGCACCCTTTAACGCAGCCGGTGGATATACTACCACGTGGCTGCACGAAACCCAGCGCCTGTGGAATGACCACAGCGAAAAGGGCGTTGTTTTCCTGCTGGACTAAGCCACATACACCGGGCGGCGGGATACCGCTGCCCGGTATTTTCTTAAGGAGGTGAGAAGGTGGCTTTTCCTGTTACGCTTTATGCATTCTCGAAAGAAGTAAACAGCACAGCGAGGCCCTCCGGGACCGGCGTTACATATCAGTGTGTGACCAATACTGATTTTGATGTGCTCAATCCCGCGATCCCGCTTAACATTGGGACAGACGCAAATCCGACGCAGTATAATTATTGTTATATTCCGGCATTCCAACGTTATTATTGGATCAGCAGTTGGAGCATGGAGCGTTCGCTGTGGGTGGCCCATTGCAACGTGGATGCCCTGGCTTCATGGAAAACGCAAATAGGAGCCACAAGTGCCTATGTACTCCGGGCGGCGGCAGAACACGATGACACTATTATAGATAATCTATACCCATTTGAAACTGCCGTATCTATCACCAAGGATGTAAAATCATCTTCATGGTGGGATGTGAATCCGGCAAACGGCAGCTATTGTGTGGGAATAGTAGGATCCGGTGCCACCCAGTATTATGTATTTAATTCCCAGTCGTTAACGCTGTTTCTTAATTACCTGTTGTCGGATGCCTATGCAATAGCTGCGTTGACAGCTCTGGCAGTTGCCACAAATCCAGAACTCAAAGTGCAGCTCCAACCGTTGCAGTTCATCAGCTCTATTGTCTGGCTGCCGTTCAACATTGCCTCCGGGGAGCGAGCCTCCAATATTATTGTGGGCTATGTCGATTGTACGCAGTACGCAGTATGCACAGAAGCGCCTCCAACAACATTGTTCCAGACGATATACACGCTGCAAAGACACCCGCTGGCGGAAAGCCGTGGAACATGGCTGAATACCGGAGGCGCCTCATATAGCCTATACGTGCCGCCCTTTGGTCATATTAATCTTGATCCTGTGTCAGTCGCAAACTATCCGCGTCTTATGACGCAGATCCAGGTGGACACCCGTACCGGCTCCGCTGTCCTGGATGTGTTTTACGGAACGGAAGCGGAACCTTATGGGAAATTGGATCATCATTTGACGGGGCAGGTCGGTCTTGCTTTCCAGATAGGAAATAATGTTTCACCCGGTTATGGAATTGGAGCCTTTCTTAGTGATGTCCTGCCGATTGCTACCAATGCCCTATCTGCCAACTATGGAAAGGCGTTTTCCGCGACAAAAAGCGCGATCGGTAATATTGCCAATGCCTACATTCCGAGAGCAAACACCATCGGAAACACGCCCAGCGTGGCAGCTCTGACAGGCCGGGAACGTGTGCAGTATGAATGGAGGACACCTGTCCCGGAGGACAACGCGCACAGAGGACGCCCGCTGTGCCGTGTGCGGCGCCTCGATACACTTCCGGGGTATCAGCTATGTACGGACACGGATGTGTCAATTCCCGCGACACGAGAAGAAATAGACACGATCCGCGGCTATCTGGAGGGCGGTTATTACTATGAATAAAGAAAGGGGTGTGGAACATGTACGGAAGCGGAGCGCCTATTTATTATGACCACGCAAACGCCGTGACGTCACTGAACAGACCGGGAACGGTACATAGTCAGAACACGGCCCTGGTACACTATTTCCGGCGCTATTTCCTACAGAAAGCAATCTCCGTTTTCAAATGGGGTATGCCCAAAACATGGAGCCGGGATTATTTCCTCTATGTGCTCTACTGCTGGGGCGTGGTGGCGATCATCGAAACAAAGGAATTTGGTGTGATCCCACAAGGGTGCGGCCTGCAAGGGTATAACGTATTTTATCAGCCTAGGAAGGCGATCATTGCCAACCCGCTGCTGAAGGGCCTGCGGGATCCCATCATAGGCGAGGAATGCGTATTGCTGAAGCTCCAGCCGGACTTTGGTGGTATTATGGATATGATCAATTACTACGCGGAGGAAATGGCATTGTGCTCGGAAAGTCTGTCCGTCAATCTGCTAAACAGTAAAATGTCCTTTGTACTCGGAGCTTCCAACAAGGCTGGAGCGGAATCTCTCAAAGCGCTATATGATTCCTACGCATCTGGCCAGCCGGCGGTGGTTTTCGACAAGAAACTCTTGACGGATGACGGAAAACTGGCGTGGGAAATGTTCTCACAGAATGTGGGCGAAAACTATATTGCCGGTGATATCCTGTCGGATATGCGCAAAATCGAGGCAATGTTCGATACGGATATCGGAATCCCCAATGCGAACACCGACAAACGGGAACGCCTGGTAACGGATGAGGTAAACGCGAACAATGTCGAAACCTACTCCAAATGCGCACTGTGGCTGGAATCGCTGAAACAGGGCTGTGCAGAAGTCAAGGAGATGTTTGGTGTGGAGCTGACCGTTGATTGGCGTGTCAGTCCATTGCAGCAACAGCAAACCGTGGCGGAGGAGGTGGCAGAGAGTGAGGACTAGATTGTCTATTCTGGGCCTGTATAATTACGATCCCACGATCTTTGACGGCTTCAAGGTGCCGGAGAGCGTTGACCGGCAACTGGCCATTGATACCATCACAACCGACCTGGCGGAGCTGTCGTTGGTCTATACAGAGCCGGACACGGTACGAAAGCTGATTGCCCTGTGGAGTTCTGCGCAGCTCCAAAACTGGGAACGTATGGCCCTGGCAATCAATGAGGAATACAATCCACTGTATAACTATGATCGGTTTGAAGATTGGGAGGACAACGCAAAGGCCAGCACCGATGGTACAGACCGGCGATCAGTTGCCGGTTTTAACCAAAGCGAGGGTCTGGCGGACGCGGAGCAGTCCACACAGAACGCAAACAGCAAGTCCGACACAAAACACAAGGGGCACCTCTATGGCAATATCGGCGTTACTACCAGCGCCCAAATGCTGGAGGGTGAAATCAATGTGCGGGAAAAGTTCAATATTTATGAGCTGATTACCCAATCGTTCAAACAGAAATTCTGCGTAATGATCTACTAAAGGAGGTATAACTATGGCATATGAAAATTTCCCCTATACTGACTTCCACGCTCTGAATCTGGATTGGATTCTGAAAAAGCTAAAAGAACACGGTGTAACTATCGAGGATATCAAGAAAACCATTGAGGCCGCCAATATCCCCGAAGTGGTCCGGGAGGCGCTGCTCGATATGGTGGAGGATGGAACCCTGGCCCAAATTATCAATGAGGAGCTGCTGGGAGAAATCAACAATAAGGTGGATGAAAACACCAATTCGATCCAGGATTTGGAGACCAATATCGGAAACATGACCGTGGCATTTCTGTCAAAGCCGGACAATGCAACCGAGGACCCGGACCGCGGTTATTCGCTCTGCGTGGTGCTGCACAATGACAAAGTGTGTATCACCTATGATCTGGGCAATGATGCGGGAGCGGATCGTCTGTTGAGTTATCTCCGTACAAATGGCATTTCCAAGGTGGATGCCGCGATCATCAGCCATTACCACAATGACCACGCAAATTCGGAGCGCGTGGCGGCGGTGCTCAATAGCGGGATTCCTGTCACCAGATGGTATTTGCCCCACCATGGCATTGACTGGAATGCATACACCGGGACCGGATATGCCTCCGTGGAGAATAATATCAAGTCTCTGATCACCGGCGCCGGTGGCGCCTGGGTGGAGCCGGACTATGAGGGCTATACTGTTACCATGGATGGCGTGGAGCTGAAATTCTACAATGTATCCCCCTCCCTCTATGCCGACTACTATGGGTATATGCTGGATGAGGACATGAACACCACCACAAGTACCAATTACAATAACTTCTCCATGGTTTGTAATGTCAAGTGCGGCGGTGCCATGTGTTCCCTCACTGGTGATATCGAGGCCCCGGCACAGGAGAATCTGGCAGAAATTATCCGGGGTGCTGATATCATGCTGATCCCCCATCATGGACTGAATCTCTATGAAAGTGAAACCTTCTGGCGTTCTGTGACCGCTAAAATCTCCGTTGCCGCGGCCTATGGCATGGCTCGATTCAGCAGACTGACAAACGTAGCGACCCCCCTTGCCTATCATTGCGGCAACGTGGGCGCTGCGCTGTCCACCGTGAACGGGCAGACGGTGATCTGCGAAATGGGCAGCGGTGGTGTGTTCACTGTTCCCGCTAATGCCGGCACTACCATTCCAAACAGCACCTACGGGCAGAAGATCCGAAGAGGTACGGATTTCAATTCCCTAAATCGCGTGGGATTCTATGGCTATGTGCAGAACGCGGATGAGGCAGCTACCATGAGCAATATGCCCTTCTCCTCCGGTGGTAGGCTTTGGGTGATTCCCGCAAACCAGAATAGTCAACCCACCGGCAGCCTGGTACAGATCTACCTGGCTTCCTTCTCTTGGGCGCAACCCGTTGTTGCCATCAGAATGCTGTATGAGGGAGAGTGGAAACCCTGGAAGCAGGTGGAAGCGACAAGCATCACTTGAA